CAGATGAGGGACATCTCCTGATTCTATATAAATTTTAACCTTATCAATTATATCTTCATTACCGACATAACCATCTAATGTACCGGGTCTAAACTTTTCTACCCATAATGTGTGTTCTTGATTTCCAAACATATTAATTACCTGTTGATCCAAATCCACCATCACCTCTATCCGTATCTGTTAATTCAGAAACTTCTTCAAGATCTATTTGTGGTATTGGAATTATTATTAATTGACCTACTCTATCTCCATCTTCATATCTTTTCATTCCTGCAAAATATGTATCCTTTTTAAACTTATATCTAAATACAACTTCTCCTCTATATCCTGAATCTATTACTCCAACACCATTTGCCAATCTCAAATCTGTTTTTGATATTGATGATCTTGGAAATAATAATCCTACATGTCCTTCTGGTATTTCTATTGCAATACCTGTATGATATTGAATAAAGTTGTGATCTGTATTTATTGTATGTTTAGTTGCAACCATATCTAATCCAGCATCGCCAGACTTTGCATATGATGGAATTGTCACCGTATCTACTAATTTCTTAAACTTTACTTTCATTATGCTGTTTGTAATTGTACTAAGTAATATGTAGATGAATAATCTTTACCTGTAAATGATACTCTTGCTAATCCTGCACTTGATACTTCTAATTTACCTGATTCTGCATCTTTATTTGATTGTAATATTTCCTTAAATAAAGTTGATGAAAAACAAATAACTGACATATCTGTACTACTTGGAGCAGCTACGTCAAATTTAATTCTATTAGTATTAATTGTCGAATAATTTATAATCATTTCAACTGTTTCATTACTACACTTAATACCAAAATTTTCAGATTCTGGTAATGCATTTTTGGCTTTAATAAACTTATTAGTAAAATCTTTAGATATTTCAATTGATGCATTCCAATCTGGTGTATTTTTTAGATCCGGAACTTGTCTTATAACTGATAGATCAGCTAACATGAATATCATATTAACATCTTTATCTTTAATCTTCATACTAACAGCTGTTTTACCAACACCATTTACTTTTACATCTAAATCATCACCTACTGCAGATAACATTTTTACTAAACTAGGAGTTGCATAAACACCTAATTGATGTTCTCCTAAATCTAAATTTGCATTAACTGTTCCTATTACATTTTGGTCATCTGTAATAAATTCTGTATGTAATTTTCCATCTTTTGCAATCCATTTTACTGATGTAGTTGCTCCGGCAAGATGATACCGGCCTACAAAATTTAATAATTCATTCTTTTTCATATTATTTCGCTTTTTGTTCAAAAAATTGGTTAAACTTATCTATATTAATTGTTGATATACTCTGTCCTCCAAATTTCTGATAGTATTGTTTATATTTTTCGTATGTCGTAATAGCTTTATCAGGATCTTCAAACATTTCATAAATGCTTTTTAACACTCCTGCTAAATTATTTGGAACAACATATTGAGCAACATCTTTATGAGCTGCTACTAATTTATTTACTTCTTTGATTGTATTTTGAAATACATGTACATTATGTAACACCATTCTTGGAACGGCATCTTTATTATATGCATCTAACATTCCCCAATTAAAATCTTTACATGCAGGACAATCTAAACTACATGGAACTAATTGATCAAGTTGTAAATCTGGAACTTTATCTTCTACTAATGGAGTAATATTTCCATCATCATCTTTTGTGCCTTTTGGCATGTATACATCTGTAAATGACAATTTCTTAAAATTATGAGAATGTAAATACGTCCCATATACAGGATATTGACCAGGTGAACTTGAATCTGTTGTAACAACAATTCTATTACCATAATGTTTATTCAAACATTTTTGTATTGTAGATAAAATAAAGAAATCTGATATTTTAGATATTCCTAACAAATGTAAGTATTCTAAATTTACCTTTTCAAATTCTCTATTTTTTAACATTAATGCTAATGCCCACATAAAATCAACCAATTTCTGCGGTCCTCCTATTGCCCATCCATTAAATTCAAAATGTTTAAATTTATGATACCACCATTCATATTCATTAGGATTTGAACCTTGTAACATATTTAAGTACTTAGTCTTACCTGATTGATGTTTTTCAAACCATGCAAAATTATCAAAACTAATATCTGCACATTTTGCAAATTGATTTTCATAAACTGTTTTAGGTGGTATATCTAAATTAGCTGCTACATCTGAATTGGCTTCTAACCAATGAAATATCTTTTCTCTTAAATCATCACTATACTTTAATGCACCTGTTGCAATCTGATAACCTCCTGAGTCACCAAACACTAATGTATCTTTACCTAATCCAAATTGCTCACGTGCATCCATTTTCTTATAATAATGACCCGCTGTTAACAGAAATGCTTTATGTCTAAATTTCTCTGGATAACTATCATCATAAAATCTACATGTTGTACCTGATGACAACTTGTCATCTTTTATTAATGATGATGCAAACCCTCCTGCTGATAAGGAAGGAAAATATATAAATTCTTTTTGTTTATTCTCCATCAAATAATACTTTTTTTAATCCATTACATGAAAAATAATTCTCATGTAAAAATGTTGTTAATTTGTTCAATTTTTTACTCTTTATTATTTCATCATATCTTGATATCCATATTTTTATTTCATTAACTAATAATTGTTTATGTCTTTTATATGAAGTCCAAGATTTTGTCCATTCACTAGGATATTTAAAATCATCGACATACATTTCTGAATAACTTAATCTATCTGGAACCATTGGTAATGCTCCAGCTAACGCTCCTTCATAACATGATATACCTAATGTTTCTTGAAGATTAGCAGAAAATACTATTTTAGCACTTTCTAATAATTTATGATATTGAGCCTTAGTAAACTCAAATTCTTGGCATACTATAAATTCATATTCAGGCAATTCTTTTGCTAAGTCTTTAAATATATTTAATTGTTTCTCCGGTGCAATCCTATGCGGAAATAATATAATATCCCTCTTTTCTACTGGAGTAAATGTATCTTCTAAATATTCCATTGGCCAACCTGTTCTAAACAATTCAATTTCTTTAAATCCAAAATTCTTTCTAAACATATTTAAATGATAATCAGATGCAAACCAATTATAATCTATTGCCTGAGCTAATGACTTTTCAAATGTCTTAACCCATTGACTATTAATCAATCTACCTAAAAAATCATTTTTATCATAATTACCTGCATGCCAAAATCCATGTATCATAATTGGAATATTTAATAATTGACTCATATACTTCAATTGAATAATAGTTGGATTCCATGCATCAGTATAAATAAAGTGATCGCCGTCTTTAACTTCCCCTTCACAAAACAATCTACTTATCTTTTCCATTTGAGCACTTTTATATATGTTAGTGCCACCAAAATTTAAAAATGCACCAGGTGTTGTTGCTTCTGGTATATCAATTGGTCCTTCAATAACTTCTATTTCATACTTATCATGTATAAGAGATTGTACTTCTAATATTTGTGGAATATGAGTTTTCCATTGACCAGTGTATCTACTCTCTACAGCTTCTAAATCTACTATCCAAATTTTATTCATATCTATCGTATTTATAATCATCAGGTGTAACCTTTTGCATATTTTGTATACTTGTACAATATAAACTATATGGAGCATGTACAACTTTTATACTATCATTTTTCTTTAATAACCCAACTTCTTTTAAAGAAATCATATACATGATATGAGTCTTGATTCTAATCATATCTGGAATATTATGTAACATAAGAGGTTCACATTCTAAGCTTATTGTTATACCTGTTCTATCAATAAATTTATTCATCCAATCCCAATTCAAATCACCTTTATCTTTTATCAATTGTTCTACTGCTCCAGAACAAAAATAGATATGAGGCATCTTTTCCATATCTACTCCTTTTACTGTAATGTCGGCTATAAATAATGTTTCAACATCTGTTAATCTGCCTTCACATTCTTTACCATACCAATGTTTTCTAAATCCTATCATATTAATTTAATATAAGAAATTTTTTGCAAACGACCTAATTATTTAACTACTTTTTTAGTATATCCGAATTTGGATTTACTGTCTCATTTAATTTGTTAATATCACTTGCAAGATAATCAAATCTACGATCGGTGGATGATACCCACCCGTTAATTCGATCTACATAATCTTTTTGTAAATCGTCATCACTTTTACGTAAATCAATTTCAAGCTTTTCAATCATTCGATCAAGTCTATTTTGAACATCCATTACTTCCATTTGAAGCATATCATGTTCTTGAGCTTTTTTGTTCAACCTAACCAAATTAATAACTGCAACTATTAAAGCCACAACTATTAATGTAATTAGCACTGTCATAATTATTTCCATAATCTTTCTCCTTTATTTAATTATTATTAAAATCATTAGTCGAATGCAAAAAATTTCCCTAAGTTATTATTTTCGGGGACCTTCCCCCATTTCATTGCACCATAAAAATCATTCAATTTGTTTGCAAATGCTGATTTGAAAACTTTATTATGATTAATATGCTGTTCTACAAATTTTTCTATTGGCACCGGGTCATCATATCCTTTTAATGCCATTGTTTCTAAACCCATATTGTTATTTGTCAAATATGTCCATTTAATTTTTTCACCATTAATAATACCACGAATTGTTTTTATCTTATGATGACGTAACATGTCATTATAATTTAAAGCAGATTTAACATGTACTGGCGTACCCTTCATTCTTACTGCAAATGGCTCATCGCCTTTTCTTGTATACTTTTTAACATTCTTAACTCCAATCGGAAACATCACTTCCATTAATGGTAATGTTTTCATATGTTCTTTAAAGTCAAGAATCTTTTGATCTAATGTTACCTTATCAATATCATTCAATATATCTTCTAATATCTGTGCCATGAACTTCCTAAATGATGGAGGAAAGGATGACCTAACAACATCTAATCCTTTCACATCTAATTTTGATACCGTATGACCTTCAACATTAATAATCCATTGTGCATATCTTTTTTTGGCAATCCATAAACCAGCCTTGGCAACATTTTCTTGTTTAATATCAAATCTATGAGTATCTACATTATGAAATCGTTTACCGTATATATCATATGACCTATTCATAAAGTCTTGGACTTCATCCGCAATTTCAATTGTTTTATCAGCCATCCATTTTTCATCTGTTATATCAAAATCCGGATACCTATGTTTAATGATTGGTAATGATGAAAAGAAAGTTGAATCTGTATCTGTATAAATACAATAATCTTTTTCTAGACCTAATTCTCTTATATAAAACTTATTTCCAATATCAGCTGTGAACTTAATCAATTGCTGTCCTGTACTTGTAATTGCAACAGCATTGTCTGGATCAAAAAATCTAAAACCAGGATTACCTAATACTCCATAAAATGAATTCAATAAAATTTTAGTTACCAATTGCATCCTATCAAAATATTCTGCTTTAACATCATCTCCTTCGGCTTCATATTTCTTTCTTAAATTTTTATATTCAACTCTTTCATTAAACCATTTATCCAATATACTTGGCAGAAATCCTTTAATTTGAGTATCATATACAACACCATTAGCGGCAATTGAATATTTATTCTTTTCTAAATATTCTCTTAAGTCTTGACTAGTTTCCCAACCATTCCATTCATCAGAATAATGTTGTCCTTTATTTTTTACATATGCATGGCCATTAAACTTCTGTAATTTAGTTACTTTAGTTTCTGGAGAAACATTCAATGTCATGATGATACTAGGATACAGAGATGTTAAATCGAGGTCGTAAACCCACTTATATCTACCTGGATTAGGTGCCTTTACATATGCTCCTAGTAACTCTAATGGTTCATCTGATTTTCTTAATTTTCTACTAGGAGAAACAATATCTAATCGTTTCAAATATGTTAAAGCAGCTCCATCTAAATATCTAGTTGGAAATAAAAAATCTTCATATGGAACATGTCCTTTATGACATATACTTCTAGCCAAATCCATCAACTTCATTTTTTGATCTATTTCCCATACCAAATCAACATCATTCATGTTGTAATCAATATAACCTTGTATATCATCTCTCATCAAATCATTTAATGAGCCTTCATATTTCATCTTACCTTTACCTAATTCTTTTTGTGATATAGCTTCAAGTGAATAACTTGATTCTTGATTATAAGTAAAGTTCTTATAAAGTGCCATATAGTCTAAACATGATACACCAGATATTCTATATCTATTTCTATGTTTTAGCCAAATAACATCATTAATTGGAGATAACCCTCTTGCTTGTTTTTCTCCTAATATCCTTACCATTCTATTGTACAAGTATGGAATATCAAAAAAGTCTATATTCCAACCAGTTATTAAAGTAGGTCTAATTTCTTGATACTTGTTTAAAAATCTAGCTAACAATATTCTCTCATCTGAGCATGAAGTAACTTCATATCCGGGCTGTACAACATTATCAACAACTTGATCTTTATCTAAAATCCATACACATCTTTGCTTACCTGCTTCATCAAATATTGCAATTGATGTAACTTCATTTTCTGCCTTTTCTGGTGTTGGAAACCCGGATTCGATATCTACTTCAATATCAATAAACAATGGAGTATGTCCTACTGATGCTTCATCTGAATCTGTATACATATCAATCAATGTTCTCATTTCTGGATTGATATCAACTTCATATAAACTTCGATCACCAGGATCTGGATTGTAAACCTTTTCTACTTGTTTGCCATCTAATGCTACAAATTTACCGTAATTTGATTTACGATAAGCATAAGGCTTATAATCTACTTCAATATGACCTTTTTGGTCATCCCATATGTGTACTTTATTAGTACGTTTGTGATATGCTATTGCTTGATACATTTAAACTAGTTCTTCAAAAATTCCTAATCCTTCACTTAATGCTAAAACAATAACTGCTGTTGTTATATCAACTGTTAGTAAAATATAACCAAATATTCTAACTCCTGATTTGATAAAACTAATCAATTGATGTTTTTTAGCATCTGGATATGCTATTAATGATTTTATTCGTCTAGATTGTGCTTTTGCTTTTCTCATAACTTTTTCTTTTTATTATATATAAAGATAAGGAATATATTTCATATAACCTAATCTTTTTCAATTTATTTTATAAATGTTTCTATAATTTCTTTTTAATGAATTATCATCTAATCCATAACCTACCACCCATTCATCATCTATTTCAAAACAGAAATGATCAACTGGAGGACTATTTTCTTTACGTTTAAGTAACGTAACAACTTTTACATCTGATGGCATCATATCATTTACTAATAATAAGATTTCAAACATTGTTTTACCTGTATCAACTATATCATCTACAATATAAACACGTTTACCTTTACAGTGTATTTCTAAATCTTTTGTAATTTTAACACCTTGTGAATTATCTCTCCCATCATATGATTTTGCTCTAATAAAATCAACTTGTATATCGATACCCATATCTTTAACCAAATCAGAAAAGAATGCAAATCCACCATTCAATACACAAATCATTACTGGTGGCATAATATCACCTGAAGCTTTATGTTCTTCTGAAATCTTATGTGCCATTGATCTAACACGTCTTTCTATTTTAAATTCTGGTATTAATATTTCCATTAGTACCCTCTTACAAATTCATAATACTCATTTCTTGTAGCAGAATCATCTTTAAATGCTCCAGTCAATTTACTGGTCTTCATACTTGCACCTCCATGTTTAACTCCTCTACATTGTACACAGTTATGAGTTGCATCAATCATTACTCCAACACCTGCATTATCTGAAATAATTTGGTTAATAGCATTATGAATAGCAACTGTCAATTGTTCTTGAATAGCACCTCTTCTTGCAAAATGTTCTACCAATCTATTTAATTTACTTAATCCAATTACTCTACTATCTTTACCTGGAATATATGCAACATGCACTTTACCCATAATAGTTTGATGATGATGTGAACACATACTAGTTAGTGGAATACCACCTTCAAATACCATGCCATCATATCCATCACTTGGAAATGTTGTTATTGCAGGAGGAGCTTCATATCTTCCTGCCCATAAATCATTAACATATGCTTTTGCAACTCTATGTGGTGTTTTATCTGAATTAGGATCTTCTCTCCAATCTACTTTTAATGCATCTAAAAATTTACCAAATGCATTTTCAGCATCTACAATCATTTGAGCTTTTTCTTCTTCTGTTAAAGGACGTCCATTTGCAACACCATTTGCATATCCCTCTTTAACTAGTTCTAAATTAATTTTATTCATCTTTTAATTTTTCTATTATAGTTCGTAATTTATTTATTAATACTGATACATCTTCTGGGTCCATTGTTATTGCACAACATGTATCAGTATTTTCTTCTATCTCGTTTAGCAACTCAAGTGCCTTATTAAACTCCTCGTTCCGTATCATATGCTATTATGTGATCTCTACCTGTCATGTTATAACCATGTATTGCTACCATTTCAAATACTTTTGGATACATTTCAACTAATGTTTTCCTAGTATCACCTGCTGGCATAATATAAGTTTTATCTTTTGGAATACCTAATTCAACTCGATAATCTTCTATTTCTGCTAAATTTTCATCTGTACCATCCCATACTGGTTTATAATGATAATCTTTATGAAATGCAATCATTTGTTTTATGGCATCTGTATTTTGTCTTTTTCTATTATGAATCTTAACCATTCGCTCATCTACAACTTTACCTGCAGGTGTAATAGCTCCTACTACTGGAACGCTATTTGAAAATTTAGGACTTAAAGATAATAATCCTAATGGATAATCTGTCTCAACATAATGACTACCTTCTGTTTCAATTGTAATCAAAATACCTCTTTCATTTGCAAAATGAGTCAATTCATTTACTAATGCTGGATGCATTGTCGGAGATCCTCCTGTTAACATCATTTCTTTTACCTGTGGATTATCATCATATATTTTAACTATGTCATTAAAACAAAATGTTCCTTTTTCTGGATGGATACTTGTATACCAACTATCACACCAGCCACCTGCTCCAAAATAACATCTATGGGTACAACCTGTTGTTCTAACAGCAATAGTCGGTCTACCAAATCTTGATCCTTCTGATTGTACACACCTATATACTTCTAATACAGGTAAAGTTTTATTATAATCTTCTATTCTTTTATTCATAATATTCTGCCATATTTTCACTATGTTCCCAACACTGTACTTTATATACTTTCACTCTACCTCCTGTTTCTACTTTAATTTTTTCATTCAGATATTTAAATACATGTTCTGCAAATTTTTCACAACCTACATCATCCAATATTCGTAACTGGATAAGACCTAAATTATGTAAATCTTTAAAATGTTCTAAATGTGGATCATCTTTTGCTATACACGTAGTATGATCAAATTGAGTTTTAAACCAATCCTTAACACCATTACGCTTAAAACAGCCAAAATCGACAACCCAATTTCTATCATCTAGTTCTCCATCAAACCATACTTTAAATCGTAAAGCATATCCATGGATAAATCTACAATGTGAATCAGCTCTATATTGTCTAAATGCTGTACTATAACCATTAAATTCTTTATAACTTCTATACATATTATTGTCTTTTATTATGAGTCCAAGCAAACCAATATTTTTTACCTTCAAGTAAATGAGATGTTGTATATGAATATTCGCCTACAAATTCTGTCATATAATTTAACATCGTACTTTGTTGTTTAAACAACGTAAAATTATTTGCATTAGGATAATATTCATGAAAATTATAACCAGAACTCTTTACAGATTTATTATTAACTGTTTCAAATACTATTGAACGTAAATAATCTTGATCATGAGTAGGAAGCTTTTTAAAATTAAATGTTAATTCAACATCTCCAAATTTAAATTTTTGCATAACTTTTTATCTTATATGTATAAATATATAAAAACTTTTTCAAACGCACAAATATTTACGCCTCTTTTTTAAAAATTTCCTGGTGCAACTTGCATACATGTTAAACCAATCTCTCTCCACATATTGACGACTTTATCTCTATCATCAAATACTGCAACTACATCATCTTTCCAATCCATTTCATTTAACCATTGTAATTTTAATTTTTCATCAGGCATGAATTTGAAAGGATGGACCATTGGCCTCAACTTTAATAAATTAAAAGGGACATTATGTACTTCTAACCATTCTTTAGTACCATCCTGAGATGATGCACTTCTACCTGAAAAGATTGCAATCTTATATCCAAATGCTGTTAAAGCTTGAGCCATCATTATTACTGGCATATTAGGCTTATCTAATATAATATGTTTTGAATCAAAAAACTTATCCCAATCCATTTTACCATTTTCTTTTGTACACAATTGTCTTCTAACTTCTATATCAGCTATTGTGCCATCTAAATCAAAAATAATCCATTTGTTTTCATTCATAACTCTATTTGTTTATCTAATTTTATATCTATTAACTCTACCGAATATCTTCTCATCATGATTGGTGGTCCTCCTGGATATTCATCTCCGTCATCAGACTCATATACATCTATTTGAGCATCTATATCACCTTCTATCAATCTTTCCAATACTTGGTCTGCTTGATGTTTTGTCCCAACTCTTATGTAAGGTTCAAACCAATTATTATTTCCATACCAACTTGTTTTATATTTTAATTCAAATTTGATATCTGATTCATAATTTGCTAAACTCATTGCATGCTGTAAATATTCTTTTACATCAACCCATGCCTCCATTTCGGAGACATAGATTACATCATTTATAACTTTATTGTTTTCCATAATTACGCTATTAACATTGAAATTGGACAATTATAAATTGCCGATCCATCTTTTTCATGAATAAGACAATTAGTTCTTTTAACTTTTTTGATGATAAATTTTTGACCTTTATGCTTTTTTTGGTTGATTTCAACTACTTGACCTACTTTTAAAATAGCACCTTTTATAACTGATTCAATTGACCTTTTTGCTTTTGCCATCTTAATGACTGCTTTATTTAAAGTTAACAATTCATCTTTACTTAATTGATCTAATTGATTTAAAATTTTATTTATCATATCTCTTATTTATTAATTAATTATTATTTTTATTATCTAATTTCTTATATAATAAAGATAAGGAAAAAATCTCGTACTACCAAATCTTTTGGCAGCTTTTTTCCAGAAAAGTTAACTAATCTATAACTTTTAAATATGTAAAAAGGTATGGTTTATTGAGGTAATGGCCTGTAAAATAATCGATGCCTATTTTATCTAGTCCAAATAATTTGGCTTTGTATTCAGCTTGTTCATATTCATCTAATTCTTGCCAATGAAATTTTGTTGATAATAATTTTTGAGCTAAATCTTCCCAATCTGCAGATTCAATAAATTTTTGTAACTTGTTAACTATATCACAAAATTTATCATAATCTCTACAATCCAATTCAATATGAAACATTTCTATAACCTGGCTTTCATCTATCCAATCTATACCAAAATCCAAACCATATTTTGGTTTTATATGAACCATTTTATATAATTTTGGATGTTCTATTGCTTCATTAATTAATTGTTCTCTAGCTTCACCTGCAAATCCAAATCTATGTAATATATGAGCATGGTCTATATAAATATTTGGATGTGGCTTATCTTGTGTATACCAATGTTGCAATACTACATTTAATGCATCATCTGATACTCTTCTAGCCATTCTATCCTCAGTATGAATGGAAACTTCATTTACTGTATGATATTCTTTTTCTAAACTATTTAATTGATAGCCTTCTCGATCGAAAAAATCTAAATCTAAATTATTAGATTCTTGCAATGGCTTATCTAAATATAAATCTTTTATTATTTTTATTTTATTTCTTTGAAACATTTTTTGCAAATTCTATATCTTTTGTTGTAACAGCTTTATGAGAATGAGAATATATTTCTAATTTAACCGTATCATAATTAAACAAGATGTCTGGATGGTGATCTAATTTTGCAGAAATTTTAGCTACATCGTTCACAAACTTTAAGGTTTTTTTATAATCTTCAAATTTTCTTTCCATGGTAATTGCGTAACTACCTTTAATTATAGTTACTCTAAAATCAGTTGCTCCTACTTTAGATAATTCTTTTGTTATATTTTCTTGAGGTATAACTTCTCTATCTACGTCAGCAGTACCTTCAACTTGACTTGAACCACGTACTTGTTCTAATATGTTTTTAAGGTTTATCATTCTTATATAAATATGGACAATGCCTACATTTATTATCACAACAATGTCCTCTTTTCAAATGAAACTGTTCTGTAAAAACAATCTTCCCATTTTCTAAATAATAATCTTTAGACAATTTCACAAGCGCCTCCAGCACATGCTAATTCACCTTTTAGATCTGTCTCATCTTCTGTTTCAATAATTTCTGTCAAATCTACTGATTCTAATGAAATCATCATTTTTTCATATTTTTCTTTTGTAATATCTTCAAAAGGAGCTTGAGTATATGTACCACCATCATATGGCAATACAGCTAGACCATTATAATGTTCTTTATTATCCCACATCCAATTACCTGCTGCTTCCCATTCATGTTCTCTTAAACTAATTGTAGCAGAAACATTATGAGTATTATTACCTGATCTGTGTCCTGTCTTAATCCATTCTTGAGCTACTCTCTTTACTCTATCTAATAATTGAAATGGAGATTCTGTTCTCATTATTGCACCTTCCGGGGCTTTTTGTGGTATTTCAATTACCGCAGTATCATGTGGTCTAAAATATTCATCATCAACAAGTGCTGAATGATTTTCTTTTAGATATGGATAAATTGATTCGTTCTTACCAACCCTTATTCTTCTTATGTAATAATCATTATGCCATGCATGAATACCTGATGAAGTACCTAATGTTAATGATGTTGTACCAGCTGGCTTAACTGTTGTTGTTCTTGCTGCTCTATTTATTCCAATCATTTTAGCAACTCTAACATTTTCTTCTTTTACAATTTTTGCTGCTGATTTCATATCATAACCTAATACTGTACCTGATCCTATACCTGTCATTGAAACACCTATTAAAGCATCCTTTTCTGTTGTCCTTTGCCATACTGGTCTTAAATAATGAAATTCTGTATACCCTGCCTGAAGTGTTCCTACAAATGATGCTGCTTTTACTCTATCATTCAAATCTTCTTGTGATTCAATATTTGAAACATTTACTTCAGTTAAGTTACAAAATTGAAAAGGTCTTAACGCAATTTCACAACATGGATTAGTTCCCCAATCTTTATCATTTGATAAATATATTCCTGGTTCACCTGCTCCTGATTTTTCAACTCTTTCCCATAAGTTCATGAAAAATTCTTTGGTAATTTTATGTCTCATCAATACTGCTGAATTATTTGCTCTACCTCTTTGTGCATTTAACTCCCACCATTTACCTGCTTTACAGCTAATCATTTCATCATCTTGTGCACTAAATAAACTAATAAGAGCAGCTCTTCTAATACCTCCTGCTAATACTGCATCTGCTATATGACAAACAATATCATGAGTTTCCAAACAAGTCAATTTATCTCCATCTTCTTTTTGTTTCAACATACCCTCTATTTTAACCAAACATTCCTTTAAAGGTTGAGGTCCTGGTGCCTTTCCACCTGATGTTACAAGTCTTGCTCCTTTTGGTCTAATATCTGTATAATCAAATTGTAATTTTGAACCTCCATAAAAATATGATTTCATTAATATTTTAACTGCATCTGCCCAACCTTCTATTGAATCTGCAATTAAATATCTTCTTTTTCTTTTTGGATTTGGTTTTCTTATTTCTGGTAATTCTTCAACATGATGTTGTTGTACTGAATATCCAACACCTGTACCACCTAGCAATAAAAACATACATTCTGAAAATGCTCTCCAATCATCAATTGGTAGATATGCACAATTATAAACTCTATTAGGACTTATTTCAATTGGCTTGCCGGCAAATTGCATTGATCTCATGGACGGTAATACTTTTTTATCATATACCATTTTATACACTTTATTAATTTCATCTTTTAGATCTGGATATTGTTTAAGATGCATTTTTTTATTTCTTGTTACTAACTCCTTCCATGTCTCTCTTCTGTTCTTGTTAGGTAAGAATTTTGCATACTTCATGTACACTGTAATTTCTGATAAAATTTGTGTTGATTTGTCCATAATATCTTCCTTTCTATATGTTTTAAGTGTTAAAATGTAGCATCATTTGCTACTTAATATAACTAATTTTTCTAATAAATATATAACAAGCGCTCTCTCATGAACGCTTTTGCTAACTATTTTTAAACTTTTTTACTCAAAACCATCATTCTGAGTTTCTTTGTATTTTCTAGCTAATAATTGTTTAGCTAAATTATCTCCATTATCCATTTGCTTTTGTGTACTCTGTCCTTGTATAGATGTATCTGTATAAATATTAAATTGTCCATTAGATGTATTCATCTTACTTGGCAATGTAATACCGTCAGGCCCAAATCTATTTTTAATGACATGCCATCTACCTGTACCAGCCAATTTGTCTTGAATCTTTCTAGATAATGATAATACAAAATCTGCAACCATTACCTTACCATATGATTCAGATATCTTACTCGCATCAATAACATCTTCTTCTAACGCCGATCTATTTGCTTGAGATGCAGTCCAAACTGGAATTTCATATTCTCCTGCCATACCTCTCAAGTCTTCATATATACCTTCCAACTCATGTCTTTTTTCTTGTCCATGACCTCTTAACAAATCTGCATAATCAACTATAATAACATCTGGTTTTTTGTCTTGCATTATACATTTTTCAACATGCGCTCTGATTCCCATTACTCCTACTGACTTAGTTGGATAATGTTTTATAATTAGTTCACCTTCTATTTTTTCTAATTGTTCCTTCACATCATCCATATAATGTTTTAGATTTTGTTGGGCAATTCCTGTTATAACAGAATCATATCTCAATCCAACATATGCCTCATTTAACTCTAATGTATAATGTAATACTGTTTTACCTTTCTTGACGGCATTTGCACCTATATTCATTAATGCCCATGATTTACCAATACCAGCTGGTGCAACCATTACTCCTAGTTCACCTTTTCCTAATCCGCCATCTAACAATTCATTGATAACATCCCATGGAGTTGCTTGTACAAATCTAACTGCTTCTGTATAACGTTGTTCTATACTAACCATATAATCATGTCCAATATCTTTATCAGCACCTGCCTTCATGGCATCATCAATATTTGTCTTTATTTCATCATATCTTCCTGATTTCAATAATTCTACAGATGATAATATAGCTCTTTTGATTTCTTGGTTTTTACAAAAATCTAATGCCTGATCTTTAATATATTCTAAATCTTCTGCCTCAGTATACTTCCAAGCATCTTTCAAATGTTGTATTATTTGAGTTTTCAATACATCATTATCAATCTTCTCCATTTTTACTTTCATCACTTCAAGTGTAGGAGATGACTTATATTCTTCAAAATATTCCTGTATTGTTGTTACAATCCATTCATTTGATTCAGATTCAAAATATTTAGGCTGCAACATGTCTGATATTTGCTGTAAAAAGCTTTTATCGACAAGTAATGCAGTTATTACTTTTATCTGAAACGCATATCCATATGAACTTAATCTATCTGTCATATTTTAATATAATAATAATTTTTCGTAAATCAAAGAGATGTGTAAGCATTTAATGCATTAAAAGAATTTTTTAACCATGAATCTAAATCTTTAATAACTGTATACATTTTATCAGCCATAAACATCTTTTTAAATTCAAATGTATTTAGTTTATCTATATCACCTTTAACTTTATTAAGAGCCAACATTTTAGCATTACCATTAATGTCAACTTCTTTCAATTGCATAAGTCTATAATTAAGATCTAATAACTCTTCATTATTTGAAACTAATTCATGTACTTTATATTTCTTGTCTACATTTGTTGCATATTCTACAAGATCTTGTACAGTCAATTCTTTATCTTCTGTAAACATAGGAAAGTGTTTAATAAGGCTTTTAGGTCCTACACCCTTAAGGCCTGGTATATTATCGGACTTATCACCGATAAACGAACGATATAACAAGTAATTTTTTGGACTAAACCCAAATTCTTCTTGCATTAAACTTGGAGTATATAGTTTCTTTTTAATTGGACTCCAAACTGATATTCTATTATTTACTAATTGTAAAAAATCTCTATCTGTTGAAACTATAGTTGCTCGATTGTCATCTTTAGTGTATATTTCATTTGCAATATAAGCCATTATATCATCAGCCTCAACATTATCAATTGATATAGTAGTAATTGGTAAACAATTTAGATATTGAATTAATTTACCAAATTGTCTTTTCATACTATCTTGTTCATCCTCTAATGAGGCAAACTCTTGATATCTATTAAATGCTGTTTTATTTGCTCGATTGGCTTTATAATTTGGAAACAAGTCCTTTCTTCTTCTTGAACCTCCTTTTCCATCAAATACAATTACACATCTAGTTGGTTTATGTTGACGGATATTGGCGGCTATAGATCTTAAAAATCCAGTAACGCCGCCAATATGATCTCCATCATCATTTAGAGCTGGGACGGCTGAAAACACTCTTATGAATGTATTCAGTCCGTCGATAATTAAAAGATGGCTGTCTTTACTCGATCCCGTCCCTTGCTCATGTTCCCTTTCTACTTCCTTCAATATGTCAAAAAAACGTCCTTTCATTATTAACTTTCTTCGTTAACAAAGTCCTCAGTAATTTCAACATCATCAATTCCAAAATCCTCGCCTGGTTTATATTTAAGAATATAGGAGTCACATATCTGTGTATAGATTTCATCTTTAAGACCATCTAGTTCTTCTAACTTCTTTTCAAAATCTTTTGATAGAAATTTCACTTCTGAACCATCTGCTCTAGTAAATGTATACCACGCACCTGCTGTTCCTACTAACTTAAACTGCTTCATAACATTAAGCCAACCACCAAAATTATCAATACCTGATTCAAAATAGATATCATAATCAATAGTTTTTAATGGTGGACCCATTCTGTTTTTAACCACCTGGCATCTAGTCTTAATTCCGATAGCCTGATCGACACCGTCCTTTTTAACTTTGATCTGACCAACTGATTTGAGTCGTAACCTTACCGAAGCGTGAAATGGAATTGCTTTCCCTCCTGAAGTTGTATAAGGGTCTCCAAATGCTACCCCTAGTCTAGTTCTTAATTGATTTGTGAATATCAAACAAATCTTTTCACGGCCTATCATATTGGTAAGCTTTCGCATACCTTTTGATAATATAATAGCTTTACTTGTCGCATAACCATCCTTATCAAATTCTTTAGCCATTTCAATTTTTGTAGAAGCCCCCATTACAGAGTCGACTACGATTGTTACCAATCTATCTTTGTTCGATTCACGAATCTTAATAACTATACTTTCAATAGCTTCGAAAATGTCTTCAATTGTTTCTAATGGAACATATAACATCTTGTTAAGATCAAGTCCAATTGCTTCTAGAAACTCTCTACTAATTGCATTTTCGGTATCTATATAAACAGCCAATCCACCTTCCTTTTGACAATTGGCAAGTGCATGTGCTGCTAATAATGATTTTCCTGATGCTTCTAATCCTGTAATTTCGGATATTCTACCGACAGGAAATCCACCTTCCTTACGATTTGAAATTGCAAGATCAAGCATTGATGAGCCACTTCCGACCCATCCTCTAACTTCACTTGGAGCCTTAGTATCTCCGTCTAAGAAAAATGCAGTTTGATATCCTGTATTCTTAAACTTCTTATTGAGACTATCTGCTAGCTCAACTGCTAACACGTCTTGAAGTTCGCTTTTTGTATTTGCTTTTGCTTTCGCCATTTTGTAACTCTATTTAATCGTTAAACAAATCATCAAATGCTTTACCAACATCATCTACTTTGTTAACTCCAGCTGGAACTTTTTCTTCTTTCTTTGGTTCTGCTGTCGAACTTGTTTCAGTTGAATTTCCATCTTCTGGATTCAACCATGCTTCTAAAGCTGCTTTCAAATCATCATATGAAGGCTCTTTAAAAATATCAGTCAAATTAGGTTGATTATTTGCAGCAGATTCTGCTACATTTTTATCTTCCGTCATTGGAGTAACATTAGGTTTTACTCTAATTGTTGTTTTAGGAAACTGTCCTGGTCCTTCTGATGGTGTAAATTCTACTAAGATATCTCTACCGCCCATTGGGTCTGTGATATCACCATAATCTGGATCAGCTATTACTCCTAATAGTTCAGTATAAACTTGTTTTCCAAAACCCCATAATTTAACTCCTTCAGATTCCTTTCCTCTAATTAGAACAGGAACATAAGTTCTCATTTTAGGTTCCATTTTCTTTCCTAGTTTCCATTCATCTGAATTACCAGAATTTTTTAATTTTTCACAAAACTCTACTACTGGATCAGGTTTTCCATGAGTGATTGGTGATAAGAAATTTTTCTTACCTAAATCATAATGAAAGTAAAGTTCTTGAAAAGGATTATTTCTGTCGTGCTGATAAGGTACTATTCTTACAACTTGTTTACCTGGTTCAGGTTTCCACAGGTTATCTCTACGAGCTCCTGTTGTTTGTAACTGGTTAAGTTTGCGTTTTATTGCTTCTAAGTCAATTGCCATTTTTTTCTTTTTTTAATGGTTAATAATTAATTAATAATATAACAACTTTATTTCATTTATCCTAATGATTATCGAAAAAAGTTGTAAAAAAGTTTTTATTTTTTATTTTTTAATTTTGAGTTTAATTATGGCTAAACTCTAATCCTTTCTATTTAATATAAATATAATGAATATATTTCAAATAACCTAATTATTAATTGAAATATATTCATTATTTTTGTCTTTATCTGACTTTATATTTAATCTTACCTTCTTCTATATAAACACCTTTTGGTTCACGTATAATTTGGCCATTAAGATTATATAATCTATTATCTTCAATAGATTTCTTTAATATTTCTTCCATGCCACTACTACAAGGTAATCCTGAATCGCAATCTATATATTCTGTTACAATAACATCTACATATTCTATAACATCTACATATTCAATTACGTTAACATATTCAATCACATCAACATATTCTATAACATTGACATACTCAATAACATCGACATATACAGTTTCATAAATAGTTTCATAAATATATTCTATTACAGGTACATCTACATATATAGTTTCATAAATATACTCTATTACAGGTACATCTACATATACTGTATCACATTCTATTACTACTGGTTCTGGACATTCTTCAATTGTTGTTGGAACAACATCAGCTCCTTCATCAGTTGCATCTACACAATCTTCATATCCATCATTTATGTAAAATGAAGGTACACATCCGTTTGGTGAATACATTGTCCAATTGGAGGGATCTTCTCCACAATAAAATCCTTGCGCTATTGCACACTCTAAACAATTGTTAGATAAACCATTTTGTGCATTGAGTCCTAGACTCATGATTGCAAATAAAAATATAATTAATTTCTTCATAACTTCTCTCTTTTTATTAATATTAATTATATATAAATATCAAAAAGTTATCGCAGAATTATAAATCGATTCTTTTATGTAGATCTAAATGAATATGTCTTACATCATCGCCATCTGTTAACATTAAAGAATTATCATATATTTGCCAATTTATAATAAATTTCTTATCTAATACTCCATTATTAGATTTTCTTATTATTGCATTTAAAGCATTAACTGTATATAATGTATTTGTTTCTTTCTTCCTATGTATCATTATTGTGTTAGGAGTCTTTTTATAATCATCCGGTTCTACATTATATGTTACATATAGTTCTGACGAGTTATCTGCATTTGAAAATACAAACATTCTTTTTTCAGCTACTGTATATGATTTTGATATATAATCAATAATTAAATTTAAATCCTTTCTATGTGCAAATGTACATAATAATTGTGTTCTCAAAATCTATTCTCCTCCTTTAGTTACAGCTGACGCGTCTTTGGCCTTTATCATCTCTTCAAACCTATTTGCATTGACACGCAAATTTCCAGCTTCAAATGAACTCAGTGCAAGATTTAATCTATCACTATCTGACTGTAATGCTCTTTCTAATTGATTTGACGATTCCATATATACTTTATGAGTCTTATGTGCTATTATGCCCCACCATTGAACAGCTTGTATTTTTTCATTAACCAATTTATTAAATGTTTCAATAAATACTTTAATTAGCTGATCTACAGATCTGCCACCTAATACCTCACGAATTTTTTTAGCAGTATTTTCAATAATCTTAACCGAGCCTACATCTGCCATTTTTAATATTTCATCTATATCTTTTTGAACTTCAGGTTTTGATAATTCATCTAATAATATATTAATAGATTTTCTTGTTTGAGATATATTAGTTTTGAAATCTGATAGTAATTCAAATAATATAATCATTTTTTGCATAAACACATTCGTCTCACGTGGTAGTTTTCCAAAATTAACTGAACTGAAGCTAGCATAATCTTTTAATGATACTCCAATATCTGGTGGAATATCTACATCTGATATAATTGTGCTTCCAGCAACTCCTCCTTTTACAAGACCATTATATTCTAATGCAAACCATAATTCACTATAATGTCCATTTACAACAATAGCACTTTTACATATTTCATAAGCTTCTTTTGCCGTCTTTGACATTGAAAATGTTCCACTCTCTGGTTTTCTTTTCCCTCCTTTAAAGAACCATTGTTTTAAATTTGGGTCTTCACGTCTTAATATTTCTTGATAAATTACTTCTAGATTTCCTACATCCTGGCCTTCCATTGCAAATTTATTAAGAATATATTTTTCAAATGTTTCTGCTGATTCGTATATAGAATCTATATCTTCTGCTTCTTTAAGATCTTCAACTGGTTTGGCATCTAGAAATGCTTGGTCTAATTGATCCACTTCTTTTACAAACACGGACCCATTCAATCCATTCTCATCGAGAATTTCATGTAATACATTCATTTCTTTTTTTGTATACGGCTCTTCAGCAAAACC